TCTAGCAAGTGCTCCTATACAGGTGACACTTCTTTCATCCAACTGGAAATTTGTAAGACACGTTTCGACTCTCGGCTACTCCGCTCACAAATGAAAAACCAGGGACTACCGGCATTTCTTTTATTTATTATTTCCAAACATCGTTCCTAAGAACGACACTTCTTTTTTCTTTTCTTCTTCTTTATTTTTAGTTATTACTAAATCAACACTGTTATGTTGTGGTATATAACTGTGTTCTATTACTTCTTCTTTCATTTCTTTTTCTTCTATTATTTCAATTGATTCTTTTCTTTTCTCTATTTTTTGATCAAGACTTTCAAACATTATTCTCATTTGATCTATTTCATCTAAAACTTTTTTAACTTTTTGATCATTATCCATTTTCTTAAATTCTTTATCACGATTATCATGTGCAGCTTTCAACGTAGGATTAATTGATATATCTCCTGATGGTCCGCAATACATTACCCACATATTATGTCTTAATGTTGTACCATTTCCTACTGTAGGAATAGTATCCGTTATATAAAATGCTGAATAACCGTTCTGTCCTACACTTGCTCTTGGTAATACACCTGAATTAACCACTATTTTTGTAGTTTGATAATATGCTTGATTTCCTATTGGTCCGTTAGATATTGTTGTATATACTGAACCTAACAATCCATACGTACTTGGTGATGTTGTAAAACTTTGATTACCACTAGTACCAACTGCTGACGTACTTCCATTGGTATACCATTCACTAACCGTATAATAATTACCAGGATACAGTACTTGAAAAGCAAATCCTGATGTTGGAACATTACTATCAGCAACCCAATTAAATAAAGGTGCTCCATAAGTCAATCCACTAGTACTTGAAGTAGTAAACGAAGGATAATTTAGTGTAGTTAAAGAATTACCACCTCTCCATGAATTCCAAATCGCTCCAGTATTAACATTTGGTGATGAGTTAGGATCTGATGTTGGATCCCACAATTTACACGCATATTCAATTATAACATTTCCACAATTACTAATATTACTAGATGGTGCAATAGCTGACAGCAACCAAAAATTTGCTTGAGTTGTTTGATCTTTACCATGGTTTGCATAATCAACATAATACCCATCAAACACTGACCCTCTAATCTCTCGTTTTTTAAATGGATTAATAAATGACATATAAGGTTCCCATACTGAAAATTGTTTCGCTTTTTTGTGAGATATTGCTGTAGTATAAACACTGTTAGGCGATTGACCACTAAAAGTATCACCTATATCAGGATCATAAAAACCACAAACTGCACCTTGTGTACTACTAGGTTGACCAGTTTGAAATATAACTTTAAAATTTAAAAATACAAATTTTTCAAAAATACTTGCTACTTTTGCTAATCTTGGTAATCCTAAAGTAGTAGGATTCAATAACACTGGTGCATATTGCGTATTTGCATTTCCTGTTTTATTTAACAATGGTGTTCCAGGCACATCTGCGGTGTTAAAAATTATTCCTGTTGTTAAAACTTCTGTTGCCACTAATATTATTTTTCCATCTTTCGTGGTATGCATTTTAAATCTAGGTTTTGTACTTCTAATCTTTGTATTAACTTGCATTTGAATTCTTTCTTTACGAACTAATGAATTTCTTCCTCCTCTACCACGACCACGACCTCGACCTCGAAACATTTTTCGAAATCCTTTTCTTTGTTTTTTATTTGTACTAAATTTTCCACTTTTCATCATTGGACCAGTCTCAACTACTTTAATTTTCACTTTACCATTTTTTGGTGGTCCAGGATTAATTTCAATTCCTTCCTTCATTCCAGGTTTCTTTGATGGAGCTATTGCTTTAGCTATTTTTATATTATTTTTATACATATCTTCTCCATCATATCTTCTTTTAAATTGCATTGCTGTTGTTATTAATTTTTTATCAACCTTTTCAGCAATGTTTTTTGGTTTATATTCTTTTAATTCTTTCAACATAGTTCTATCAGCTCGACTCTGATTATTTTTACGTCCATATTCTAAATCATGTTTTAAAGCAATTTTATCGAGTCCATTAATTGGTTCTTTTAATTTACCATGCTCTATTTTTGTCCCAGGTCCAGCATATTTATATTTACCAGCCATACCAACCATGGGAATTGTTAATTTTTCATTTAATTTAGGTACATGAGTATTTGTTTTTCTAGCTTGTGATGATATTGTTCCCATAACCCGCCTATCAGGCATAAAACTTAATTCATTAGGTCCAGGATCTTCCTCAACACCATCTTTCATTCCAGGTTTCACATTATGAAAACATATTCTTTTAGTTTTTTCTTTTTTCATATGATCTTTTAATTGTTCTTCACTTATACCAAATTCATACATAGCTTTAACTCTCCACAACTCTTGAAATGCATTATAAGCAATCTCAAGTTTTTTAGATTTAGCTTTCATCATATCATCCAAAGCTTGTACTGTTTGTTCTAATGTACCATATTGTTCTTGATAATATTCTATTAGTTTATTAGTTATCCAATTAGTACGATTTCGTTTTAATTTTAATTTAGTTCCTTCAACGTCTATTACATGTTCTTTTAATTCAACAGCTCCATTACGAGCAACTAATTCTTTTTCATAAAAATCTTCATCTTTCAATGTCATACCCATTAATTTTCTTTGAGTACGAGTATTTCGTACTGTATTTCTAAAAATACTTTTATTAACTCTTAAATTGAGATCCTCAATATTAGTTTCTCCTGTATAAGCTTGACGGAGACCTCCTAAATATTTATGAGCCGCACTACCTTTCGGCATACCAATACGTTTAAAACCGGCTGCGCGCATTTAAAACTTTACCGATTTTAAAAACCATGATACAATTCTAAAATTTCACTAACACTTTTACCAACTGTTTTTATTATTTTCCAATCATATCCTAGGCAATCAGATGGTGCAGTTTGTATATTACTATTCCGCACAATCCAAATCAAATAATCTTCCATCATCTGAAATAAGTCGTCGTACCAAATTGCTTGAATCATTAATTGACAAGTACGAACATAACTCAATTGTATTGATATATTTTTTGTTCCATAACACCACGACGCAAATATTTTATCTTTTTTTAACGTGGCTACCATTAAATTTCTACCTTTATACTTAGTATTAATTGTTGTTCTACTGCAAAATGTATTATCTTTCCATTCACGTGGTTCATAACTTTCAACTTTAAGCTGAATACCATACAAGGTCATATAATTCAATATTATTTTAACATCTAAATCTGTGTAAAAGATACAATCGTCACCACATATAACTATTTCAAAATGTTCTTTAAATTCTTCATAACTATATTTATTATCATTATAATCTTTACACCAATGGAGATATGCCAAAACGAATAAACAAAACACATGTACACAATTCGTCTCGATAGTATTAGTAGTTCCTGAGGCATTACCACCTCTCTTTCTAAGGATGAACCCACCATACCATAAATAACAATACCACATATCCCACCATAAAAACCACATTATTTTATAATTTTCATCAGTTTGATCTTCTTTTCTCAATGATTCCCATCTTAATAAAAACTCTATATAATAGAATAATTCTATAACCGTAGAATCACATTTACTAATATCAAAACAGTAACATTTTTTAAATTTTTTCTTTTTCATTTGCCAAGAATGCCATCCTCCATCAAATTCATTAAACCCAATAAACATGGGTTGATCTTCAGGATTAAGTGCTATTCTATGATTAAATTCACAACAAAATCTCATCATATTTAAATGATAGGGAAATGGAGCAACACAAAAACTTCTATATTTTTTATTAATTATTTTTTCTTTTTCTGCAACCATATTTTTAGGATAAACAGTAAAAATACTATTATACAAATCATCTCTCAATTGTATATGTGGAGCTAAACCTAATTTAACCCACATTTCTCCTTTGGTTTTAAAAAAATATGGTGCATCGGTCCACGGTCGACCTGGTGATTTAGTCATATCAACTAATAATATACATTCTTCAAATGATAATACATTACACCCTCGAGTTAAGGGTAACCACTCTCTAAAACAAAAATCTCTTATTATTTCTAATTTTTCATCATCAAATCCATAATAATTTCTATCTTCATATTTAGTTAATTCAGAGGCTATATTTCTCATTTTAGTATTAGTTCTAGCCCATTTATCAGATTCTATTTTTTGTATACTATATAAATATTTACATACATGTACATCTTTCTCTTTACTAAATAATTCTAATTTATTTCGTTGTATATTACTCCACGAAAAATATTCTTCAGCTATATAAAAAACACTAAAACCCCTAAGTTCTTTAGGATATATTTCTTCTAACCATTTTTCAGCTTGTTTTCCTGTCATCAATCTATCTGCTATATTAGGATAATATTTTTCTAAATCACTTTGAGTAAGATTTCTTAGGGGAGCTAATAGTTTTTTTGACCGTTGATCCACATTATTAAATCGGCATCAAACGGTAACATTACATTATCTTTATCATTTCTTTCATCTCCACCTACAGCAATTCCTACACAACAACCTTCTGCATCCATTACTGGACTACCAGAATATCCAGGTAAACTTGAATTACTAATATCAGCTGTTTCTTGATTTTGAATTTCATCAGTCCATCTTAAAGACATTCCTCTAAATTTTCCTGTAGTTCTAACATAACCAAATGATTTACTATCTCTAGCTGGTGTAGTAAGATCAACACTAACTTCTTTATTAAATATTTTAAGTTTAACAGGGC